AGAAACAAGAAATTTGTAAGAAGTCTCGCAAAATATCCATTGTTCATGAACGCAATATACTGGAAGCCACGAGAAAAATGAAATAAGAATAAAGCATATTAGACGGTTTCTTTCAAACAATGAACAATACAGAGGATAGAGCCTACATGGTAGAATGAAAAGTATACCACGATCTCGACAACGTATATGATCTATTCTTTAGCGTCAGAGAGAACGATAATATATTCTTCAAACGATCATGAAATATTCTCATGTTCAAGAATGGAAACAAATCAAAAGTATTTGAATTTCAATCCCAAACTATCACTATTGAAAACATGAAGCAAATGTATACAATAGTTTGTAATATGTAACATCATCACAATGAGAGGTAAAAGAACCGATAGCGAAAGCATAGTAAAAGTAATCACTGCAAAGATAAATAATCCTGATTCTTCGTTAAGAGACTTAGAGAAAGAAACATGAATCAACCATGCTACAGCAAGAGATATATTAAAGAACAAGACTGAAGAAGTTCTTACAAGTTCTTCCAAAATGCAAGAATTGATGGATATAAACCTTGCTATAATATCTAAAGGGAAGGCACTTATTAGCTCCTCCATAGGGTCTTTACCACTTGAAAGGTATAGCGACCTGTCACAACTATCTACAATCGTAGAAACAGCGTTTAAGCAGAACGAGCTATTGGGCGGAAATGCAACAGAAAGAATTGATATCACTTCAATGACAGAAGAACAAAAAAGAATTATTGCATCAAGATATAAAACCAATGAGTAAAGAAGAGATTCAATTCTTCAAGGAAATGGCACAGAAAGACTTATTGTCCTTCTGTGTTTTTAGTGATAAGTTTTTCGAGATAGCGAGAATACACGAGATACTATCAGAGAATCTCTCAGCATTTATGCTCGGAAAGAAAAAGAAACTGATCCTACAACTTCCTCCACGTTCCTGAAAGACTCGTATGATTAGCGAGGCGATCGCATGGAGCTTCTGACAACTAGAACGAACAGACGTTATCTATACAGGGCATTCAGTAAACTTACTTGAAACAATCTCTCGTAATATCCGAGAGCGTGTAAATTCACCTGAATACAAACAGCTATTTAAGTCGAGGATAAAATCAGGGAACGAAAGCGTTTGAGATTGGTCGATGGATAATGGTAATCATCTCATGGTTTACTGAGTTACATGAGGAATCACTGGTAAAGGAGGACACAGACTTATTATAGATGACCCATACGCAACTCGCCAAGATGCTGAATCCGATACAATACGAAAACGAGTAGAGGAATGGTATGATTCCACATTCTTATCACGAAGACACAATGAGAACGCAGGAATATGTATAATAATGCAAAGATGGAGAGAGGACGACCTTGTTTGATACATAACAAGTAGAGAGGATGATTGGGAGATTGTGACTGTTCCAGCTATATCAGATGAATGAATATCGTTTTGGGAATCACGATTTTCCGTTGAATATCTTGAAGAAGTACGAAGAAACATATGAGAGTATTTTTTCCAATCACAATACCAGCAAGACCCTATAAATGAATGAGGATGAGACTTTAAGAAAGATATGTTTTCGTATGCTGATGAGCTAGAAATAGAGTGAAGGATTGGAAGAATGGATATAGTTACCTTTGTAGATCCAGCAATAAGCCAAAAGCAAGAAGCTGACTTTACAGCTATTGTCACGATATGACGTGATTCAGTGAGCAATAATATCTATGTGTTAGAGGCAAAGCATCTTAAAACTACTCCTGACGAGATTATCAATGAATTATTTAATACATCTGACAAATACAAAGCAAAGTGAAAGAGCTACCGTGTAGGTATTGAAATAGTGCAATATCAAAAGATGCTTGCTCTTGAAGTTAAGAACCAAATGAGAGTAAGAGACAAATTCTTTATACTCGATGAAATAAACCCACAAGGAGAAAAGGTTGCTCGTATTCGTTCGATAATACAGCCAAGATATGCAACTCGTGCAATCATACACCGAAATAGCTGTCAGAATATTTGAGAGCTAGAACTTGAGCTATTGAAGTTTCCAAACGCAAAGCATGATGACTTAATTGATTCTTTAGCAAGCGCAGTGTCTATTATGCAAGTGAATGCAAACCAAAAACCACAACAAGTATATTCTCCATCTTACGACTGAATATAGGTATTTGTAAATTAAATAAAATTCGTATAATGTTGGAAATAACCACTTAATTCCTCCAAATGAAACTATCAGCTTTACAAGATAAGATTATTGCTCAGGTACAAAACGAGTACCAACTCGGGTATAATCATATCCGAACAGAACGAGAGCGGAAACGAGATATAATGAGCAAGGTACTTGATCCAAATCTTCCAGAATGACAGATCAGAGTAAATCTATTGTGGAAGAACATTCAGCTTGAGAACGCTCTATTCCTATCAGATGAGATTGGTGTAAAACTCCTTTCAAATAATTGAGTTCTGGACGATGAAATTACCGAGAACGCGGAAGATGTGTTGAAGTATGACGATGTTACAATGGAGCTTCGCCAGCAGCGCGAGACTATCGTAAATCACAACGCTCTATATGGTCTTGCTGTTACTGTAATCGATGCTTGGGATAATGACGAGAAACAACCAATCGGAGATGTAATCGACCCGCTCGCTGTTATTATTGACCCACAGAACTATTCAGGGAATAAAATGCGATTCTTCGGGTATGAAAGGCGTGTCTCTCGTGATTGGGTTGAAAATACAGAATGATTCGAGAACGTAAAAGAAATCTGATTCAGTAAATCATCAGAGCTTGAGCTTAACAAAAGAGCATCAGACGAAGCAAACAATCTTCAAACAGTATTGGACGATGAAGGAATGGTTGATCTGTACGACCATTATATGATATATGATGGCAAGAAATGGCTTACAACTTGGGCGAACGAAAGAGGGTTGCTTATCCGCGCCATAGAGATTGAGCCACTTACCGAAGCAGAGCGAAGAAAACCAACAAAGACAAAGTTTCCAGTACAATTGCATCGCAGAAAACCAAAGCTCGGAAGTGCATTCGGTGTATCTATTGCAGATGAAGTAATGATGTATCAGGATAATATCTCGATACTCACAAATCTGAACCTAATAATGGCACGCCAACTTGCGCTTTGACCCGATACATTCATCGACTCACGAATTGGTGTAAATATAGAAGACCTCGCACGAAAGAAGCCAGGAGGAAGAATCATCCCTGTTACAAATCAGACAGGTCTCCCAACACAAAACGGAATATTCCAACAGCAAGCGTTGAATCCTTCGCAGTACATAGACAATATGATCGCCACGCTTGAAGCCAGAGCAGAAGGAACAACAGCAGTCGGGCAACAGTCGTTCGGTACATCACAATCAGGAAGTCAGACAAAGGCAGAGATTCAAACACTCCAACAGAATCAAAACCAGATTCTCATATGGATCTCGAACAACTACATGGAAGGCCAAAAACAATATTGGGAAGCTCATTACCGTTCATATGTTCTCAATATGTGAAAGGGCGGGAAGACAATCGCTCTATTCGCAAAAGGAACATCAACATCTAAGACACTCACTAGATCAGACTTCATTTCAGACGGAAAGGTTTCTATCTATATCACAAGTCGTTCGCAAGATGCTATTGAGAATGACAAAGAGTTTAATAAGCTCATCGCAATCTCTGAAATGTATCTAGCATCTACAAAGAGTAGTTATGCAAAGAACGATTTCATCCGATTACTCGGGAAGAAAACAAACATCAGAGACTTTGATGAATACAGATACATCCCACCTTCTCCAGATGAGATGCGCGCAACGAACAATCTTAAGCTCCTCAATGACAACATTGAAGTGAACTGACCAGAAGACGGAGAAGACTATTTGACTTATTGGCTTATCTACAAGCAAGCAATCAGTACACCAGCAGCTCAAAAAGCAGTGTATCAGTACGGTCAAGCCTACCAGTTACTCCAGAAGCCACTCGAAATGCAAGAATGAGAACAAGGTTCAAAGCAGGCATCAGCAATGGCAATGAACAATCTATCACAAACAGCAAATGCAGTACCTTCTACAGCTATAACCGCAATGTAATATGATTCAGCTCACCGCACAAGACCGAGAAGACTTAAAACTCTTGAAGAATCATCCGTGATTCCGAGTTCTTGAAAAGATAGAAGTAGACGCAAGCATTTCTCTTGGGAATGCGCTCCAAACAATGGACCTTGAAAATGTAGAGAATATCGCTATAATCAAAAAGAATCAGCTATATTCAAAGGCAAGAAAGGACTTCCTATGGAATATAGACGCACACTTATCTGAGATATCAGAAGTGAACGTATAACAGTTTCCTACTGCTCTCTTCTGAGGGCAGAATGGAGGTTGGGAATACTCTTAAAACAATCCTTTTATCTGCTTAACCGTTATCCATCATGGCAGAAATGGAAGAAGAAGTTATTGACGCAGAAGATACCGTTGATAACGAAGATGAGACCGAGACGGAATCATCTGATGACTCTGAGATTACTTACGAGCAAGCTCTTGAGTGGAAGAAACAAGCTGAAAGGCTTAAAAAAGCTGAGGCAAAACTTGTGGAATACAAGAAAGCCGAAAAGCTAAAGAAGAAAGAAGAAAGTGATGATTCTCCAAAGTTAGAATACCTCACAAAGGAAGACTTGAAAAAGGAAAGATTCTTCGACAAGAACCCAGAAATGGAAGAGTACCGAGATGATATTGAAAAGTATCTGAAAAAAGGAAACACTCTTGAAGAAGCAAAAATCCTTATAGAGAATTCCGACAAGACGATCCAAAATCGCAAAAAAACTAATGCGATGAATATCTCGCAGTCGGATAGAGAAACTGCAAAGCGATCATTTACAAAAGATGAACTTTCAAATATGTCTCAAGCTGATTATAATCGAGCAAGGGATATGATTGATGCAGGCAAAGCATCTGTTCGATAAAGCATATTCGCTTTATTCATAGCTTAACTTAAACAATGGCTAATACTATTATTACTCCTGCAATTTTTGCAAAGGAAGTAATTCGTAACCGTGATCAGAAGAACGTATTCCTCGTACATACAAACCGTGATTACGAAGGAGAAATTAAAAAGGCTGGAGATACTGTGCGTGTACAAACTCTTCCTACCCTTACATTTACTGCTGCTGCAATCGTTGGAGCTGGAGATGTAACAAATAGCGATGTTGGAACTGGACCAGGTGGAGTAATCACTGCAACTGATTTTGCAATTACTCTTGAAAATCTTGTTATTGATAAGTACTCACCACTCCGTGTTACTCTTAGCAAGCACCAAATCACGCAGTCAAATATCTCTCTTGAGTCTGCTGTTGCTGGTCGCTTCTCTGAAGCTGAGGCTCGTCTTCTTGATACTCAGGTACGTGATCAAATCCTTGTTACTCAGGTTGCAAATATCCCTGCTGCTAACAAGATTAACTCTGGAGCACCTATTGCTCTTACTAAGACTAATGTCTTCGAGGAAATTGAAAAAATGCGTGTAGCACTTGCTGAACAAAACGTAACTGACAATCTTTGTCTATTCGTTTCTCCTTCTGCACAGTCTCTCCTTCTTCAATCTAGCGTTCTTGATAACTCTGATACTGGAGTTGCAACTCGTTTCAAGGGGTATATCGGAATGATCTCTGGAGTGAAGGTATACGTTACAAACTCTCTTACTGCATCTAAGGAAATGATTATGATGGCTGAAGGTGCTGTAAATATGGTTGTTCAGCTCAATGACTACAAGGTTACTGAAGCAACTGATGGATTCTACTACAATATCCTTGCGGAAATTGTTTGGGGACTCAAAATCTTCGGAGAAAATGCAAAGGCAATCGCTATCAACTACGTTGTATAGTTTGCATTATTGCAAAAAGAAGTATAATAAGGCTCGTCAGAAATGGCGGGCTTTATTATTAACTATAAACTATGGAATTTATTACAACTCCGTTTCGTGTAGTAAATAGAGATGGTAAAACATACACCGCAGATAATAAAGGTATAATTATAGCAGATACAAAAGAAATTGAAGCCGTATTTATTGCTTATGGTTTTTCTAAAAAAGATAAACCAACCTCAGAAGATAAAAACGAAGTGGTTTTAAACAAACCTAAGAAGACTCGTAAATGTTAATATATGAAAATACTCAGTAAGGTCGTAAAAGAATGCGATACAGAAACTGGAAAGACTCTAGTGCTTGAATTGAACTACTCACACAAGAGAAAGAAGTGAAAAGTGCTTATTCGTGACTATAATGATGAGTATTATGAGTATATTCTAAAACAACTACGAAAGGAAGTAAAAGAAGCATACGACAAATACAAAGCCTCATAATAGGGGCTTTTTGTTGCCTTGTAAATTCAACAAAATAAGTATAATTACCATGTATAAATAACTTCATACTATGAATCAATCAGAGGTATTCTCTATGAGTCGCCTGAACACAGGAACAGACTCTTCAAATCTTCCAGATGCAACTCTTTTGACTATCACGAACGTAACATATCGTGACCTAATAAACACAATCACTTCCGAGGTAAATGCTGACTTCTTTTATCAAGAATGGACTGGTTCCACGGTTGTTTGACAAGAGGAATATACATTCCCTATTCGCACATCGTCTATTGCTGGGCTAAAGAAGTTAATTTCAGTATCTATCAAATGGAAAACAGATGATGCATACTTTCAGAGGCTCAAGACTGCTTCGTATAGCTCTTTGGATAATGACGATGGATATTTGAAGGTAAACCAGCCAAAAACCTCTGGATTCTACGATATCCGTGATAAATCTGTATTTATTACACCTGCACCAACAGAGGTCGGAAGCATTAAACTTTACTGAGTAAGCGACCCTACAGAATTGCAATTATGAGCATCGGAGGCAGATATAGTAATCCCTGTCGATTTCCACCATCTCATTGTTCTTGGGAACGAATACAGAATATACAAGGCCAAAAGAATGACGAACGAGAAGAACGATGCACTCGCCGAATATAATCAGGCTAAACTTGATATGGTATCATCTCTAAAAGCCCGAAACGTAGCGCCAATTCAAATGGAAGACCAAATATTCGTTAATCTAAAATAAAATGGCAGACAGGATTTTCGATATTCAGTCGTTCACTGGATGAGAAGCTGACAACATTTATAAATGACCTGAAAATTCCTTTTATTCTTCCGATTGAATCGAAGTCAGAAAGGATTTGTCGTATGCCACTCTTTCTTCTAAGCATGTCGATACAGGATGGACTGTATCAGGTAATATAACATGTATTGCCAATCTTTCAGAGCTTGGGATTGCATGAGGAGGTATTGTAATATGCACCTCGTCTGGAAACGTATACCTAAATGGCGTCCTAAAGAATACATTCACCTCGAATACTCGAGTGGATTGAATCGGTGTAATGACTAATAGTACAGGCTCACAGTTCGTTTACTACTATTCGACACCTGTTGCAGGTGCTTGAGTGATTCATCGATCTACAAGTTCATTGTCTACGTTTATTCAAGGGCATCGGTCGTATGCAGCAACAGGAACGATTTATAACGACAATAGTATCATACAGATCATCAATAATAATGGTCTTCTTTACGCAACAATATGCAATTGTATCGTAGAACTGGATAAAACGGAGGTTGTATCGAATGCGCTCATACTACCATCAGAGGAATCTATATATGGGTTCACACAATTCCAGAATAATTTCAAGATTTATACGAATCTTGGTAATTCATGAGTACAGTATTTTTGGGATGGAGAAGCTAATTTGCCGTACTACCGACAGCTTTGGAACAATCAGAGAGTTCTTTGAGTTGTGAATGATGGCTGACTCGATTACGCTATTCTTTGATATGATCGATACTACTCTGATCTATACCTTATACAAGGAACACAAAAGAGCGAACTACGAGTTAACCAAGAAAACACTTCATGAGCGCGTTTCTTCCGTGGGAATATATCTATCCGTGAAGGTATCGTATATATAAGCGGTGGAAGATCATGAGCTTGAGAGGGAGTTTACACATATGGAAACTACTATCCATGAACAAACAAGAGCTTGAGTAGAATTATCAATGATTCTGATACTATTCTGCTTCATGCGCACGACAGCCAATACTCATACTTCACAACAGCCACAAACAACAAGATTTATAAGATAGAGCATGGGGTAGTACCGTCAAATCTTGGGTATGTTTCCACAGGGAATCTTCAATCACTCATGATAAACGGGCAAATGATAGAAGAGTTTTCTATAAAAAAGATAAAAATTGCCTACAAACTGAAAACAGGTACAAGCATTGGGGTTTATATCAGAAAAGATGAGAGCGCTTCGTTTTCGCTCATTAAAACACTTGATTTTGCCACATATGGGACAAAGAAGTCATACACTATTGTGCAACAGGAGATTTCTTCGGCGAATCTCTGAAATATGGAGGAATTCCAGATAAAGCTCGTACTAAACGCATGAAGTAACGGAAGTATTTATGCATACACACCTTCTGTTGGCCGCGTAGTTGCCTACGCTGATATTGTTAACGATCAATAATATGGCAGAGAAACTTGGAAACATAAAGAATGTAGTCGATGAGTCAACACCAACGTACTACACAGATATGTATAAAGCCGGAGAGACAAAAGAACAACTAGAATTGTGAAAAGAGGTTCGATGAGCGAGTGAAAGTAAAGTGTATTCTAACTCTTATTTATACACAGGAACTTCCACCGGTTCTTGGTCATATACTTGAGTATGATTCAAGCCTAAAGTGGTACGAATACAAGCGAATCTCGTAGAATCACAGGGCTGATCGTCGGATGGAACAGCTAATTGAACAATGAACGCATGCCAATATGACTATTGGTCTTCTGGTGTGTATATAAAATCATACCGAAATAATAGGCTTGTTTACATACCAAACAACGGCAATACAACACTTAAAGCCGCGACACTTACGTCAATGGATGCGGATGGATTCACTCTGAACTTTTCAACAAACAATGCACTAAACGCAGAATTTATCATCACATGTTGGGGGTAGCTTGCAAAGGCTATCCTTTTGCATATAATAAAACCATATAAATTTCCTTTATAAAATGGCTACAACTCAAACAGATTCCTTCGGAATGTCGCCCGAATTCATTGCAGCACAACAAGCAAAGGCAAACGCGGCAAACACTATCACTGCAACTGCTCCAATAGAGACAGTAAATATTTGAGGTATAGCACCAACTCCAAATGCACCCATTGATCAAGTGGCTAGTCCACAGCCTATCGCATCGCCTACTCCAACGGATGTTGCGGAAACTCCTGCGGTAGTACCAACAGACTCTTTTGGAATGAGCCAAGATTTTATCAAGCAGCAGCAAGAAAAATTCAAAGCTCCTGTTGTTGAGCCTGTAAAGGTAGAAACGAAGGTTGAAACACCAAAAGTGGAATCCCCAAAGGTTGATACTAATGTTTCAGCAGGGCGAGAGAAGGAAATAATGGCAAATTTGACTGATGGCGCAAAGAACGCACCACAGCTTTTCAAAGACCGAGCTTCGTTTGATGCTGCTTATTGATATTCGACAGCAGACGCAGGGAAGAAGGCAATCCTCGATTCTTTCTTTATGTCTAGGCAAGCTCCACAAGATGAAAACACTCTCTTTGCACAAATTGTAGGAGGCCAGACGCAATGAATGGACAGCAAGAGTACAGCGTATACGGCAGCCAAGAAACGAGCTGACAATTACTCTCGATTCTCAAACTATTCAGCGGATCAATTTTCATCGGCTTTCAAGAACGGCGATATTCTTGAAGGTTCGCAGACCTGGAAAGACTTACAGTCAAACCCACAGGCAAAAGCAAACTTACAAAAGGCAAAGATGCTCAACCAAATAAATTGAGAAAAAACTAATGTTCCCAACGCTGCTACAACTATCATGAAGGATGTTGTAGAAACAACAGGAATTGGGGCTGCATTTGCTGACTGAATCATCACAGCTGACGAGATGAACAAAATGACAAACAGTCCAGCAATTGAAGCAAAGACAAAAGAGACTGAAATTTTGAAGAATAAAGTTGACGAATATGACAACGAACTTGAAGATATAGAAAATCAGGTAGACAAAGAACTTGAAGGGACCTGAGCAACAGCCTCCAAAAAATATGCTCTTGTTGCTGAAAGGTCAAAGGCTATCACAAAGATGAGGAATAATGCGGCCGATACTTACAACAATGCTGTTGCTACTCTTTGAACAATGAAGACAGACGCTGCAAAGCTACTTGACGTAAATCTCGGTCTATTCCGCGAACAATCCGCCTTCGACAGGCAGAAAGCTCTCGCAGATTACCAAGCAAAACTCGGGCTTCAAACAAAGCAAGCAGAATTCGAACAAGGGTTGAAACAGCAAGAACAGCTTGCGAATGATCCTTATACGGCTATCAAGTCTATTATGGATAAGTACGAAAAAGAATGAATTACATTTGACCAAGACGCAACAAAGAAACTTGCTGATTTCCGAGCAAGTGGAAAAACTCTTCAAGAGTATACTACTAGAATGATCAGCGATATTAAATCAAAGCCAGAGTATAAGAAATCAATGGAGTTGAAGATGGGTCAATTATCAGACACAGACAAGTTAAAACTCGCGCAACAGTTCGATATCGACAAGATGAAAATGTCACAGAATTTTGAACTCGCAAGAGACGCAGCCAAGAACATTAAGGATACAAAATGGACGAAGTTGGACGATGGAATGTACCAAGACGCAAACGGGAATATTGCAACAGCTGACGATCTAAAGAACGCAAAACTCTTTGGGAATACGTATCTATCAGCAAATGCTTGAGATACCGGAGGCGAGTGTGGTTTCTACGCAAGCCGAGCGACCGGGCTTGGATCAACACCAGGAGGAAATAGTAAAGAAGCTCGATTGTCGGCGTTCTCTGACACAAAGCCTGAAATTGGTGGTATGGCGTTCTTTGGATGACCATGATATGATAAAACATATGGCCACATCTCAATAGTAACCGGAGTCGATGAAGCCAATGGCACAATTGACCTCAAGGAATCAAACTACAATGGGGACAAGAAGGTAACAAAAAGAACCGTTCCAATGTCTACTGTAACAGGATACTACAATAATACCCCTCTTGCAAAATGAGTTGGATGAACTGGTGGGGAAAAGAAATACACGGATTCAGAAATTGAACTATACGCAGAGCTTGCTAATATGGACGCTTCCGCACGAAATACGGCTCTAAAGGCACAAGGGATACCTCTAAAGGATGTAACTGACTACATGGCAGCAGCAAAGGCGGGGACAGTCCCTACAACAGCAGCACAGAAAGATAGCGCGAACAATATCATGAGCGAAGTTGAAAAGCTCGTGAAGATGAACGACTACCAAGACGCAACTGGTACTTCTACATTATTCCCTACAATCCCTGGGTCGGATGCTGCGTCTGCCGAGGCTGCGATAGATAACATTGTTGCAAAACTTACAATGTCGAATCTTGGTTTGCTAAAGTGACCAATGTCGGATAAGGATATCGAATTCCTAAAGGCTACCGCTTCAAAACTACAGAAAAATATAAGCGATGAACAATTCGACAAGAATCTCGTTGAACTCTACAACATATCCGCGAGAAAATCAGGAAAGCCAGAAGTGAAAACCATTGCTGATATCCAGAACCGAGAAACCAATCCGCAAACTGAAGAATTCGACAAACTACTATGAACTGGAACGTTTGCACCACAGACTACAACAAACGTAGTATCGAATCTATTATCTGATTACTAGAAATATGAATCTCTTCGATTTTACAAACATAAAGAGTGATGTAAATCCACTTGGTTCAGCGTTAAAGCCTCAGAACACTGGGGCTTCTATGGTGTCACAACCAACATGAGGAGGCGCTATGCCACCAACTCCACAGGCACAACCTCTTGAAGAAACCCCTGTAGATATGACGAAACTCGATCAAGAGAAAATAAAATCATTCATAGCATATGCAAAGCAAAAGAACATTCCAAAGGCGAGTGTAGCCGATGCGCTAAAGAATGGAATAAACTCTGGAACATTCAATAAGTCAGCTCCTGTTGAAGCCAAGCCAGAACCATGAGTTGGTTCTACGCTCAAAGGAATTGGAGAAAAAACAGCGACAGCATTCACAGAATGATTAAAATCTGCATGAGAATGACTTTCGTGAGCTGCAAAATGAATCGGTTCGAACTTATACCAGATGACACACGGTGGAGAGAAGGCCACTGATATTGGGCGACCACTTATTGAATGACTTATAGGGGCAGGAAGAGCAGTCACATCCCCTATTGAATGAGTTGTATCGCAGGGTATTGAACAGGTAGCCGCTCCAGTTGCTTCAGCTATCACCCCGGATGTTGTAAAGGATCTCACCAAAGAATGATTCGCAAACGCGCAAGAATGGTACAATTCACAAAGCGAACCAACAAAACAGCTCATTAAAGACACAGGATTGACCGCTGAAGGTGCTTTGAACCTTCTTTGAGTAA